ACGTCTTTTTATACTTTTGTAAGCTTGGGCTAATTCCGGATAATTTTGAGAACACCATCCATATTTATAATGGGACACCTCAATAGCATTTTTCATTTTTGCAATAAATTCATCAGAAAAATCTCTCCGTAATATTTGTTCTCTAGTTTCCATTTTCATTACCTCCATATTTCAATTCTACGCCTGTTTTTAGGCGTTCTGATTTTAACCCTGTAATTTCTTATAACACATTCAAAATTGATTACAGCGCATTCTAGGCGGTGATTTCAGCGTTTAATTGCCCTCTTCACATGGGATGATATCGTCTAGTTCAAAACAATCGCAGTCATAACGATCTATTTCTTCTTCAACAGACAAAACAGTTAAACCGTCAATATCATCTAGCATGTTGTATGCATAATCGCTAATATCTTCTGTAAAATCATCAGGATCAGGAATATATTCTATGATATCTTCATCGCACTCAACGGTGATTAAATGTTTTAATCTAACGGTTTCTTCCACAAAAATTTTATACGGCATTTTCAGCCCTCCTATTCCAAACATCGGCAACTTGCTCGGGAATTCGTCCAGTTGGATAGCCTTTTTCAGGCACAGGACAATCCGGATTTTTGCATTTGATCATATACATCTTTCCACCGCTTCCCCAGGTTTCAAATACTGGTTTTTTACCACAAAGCGGACACGGCTTTAATTTTTCATTCATTTTCTTCTCCCTCATCATCATTTTCAGAATAAAGCATTGATATAAATTCTATTTCTTCATTATCACATACTTCCGCTTTTTGACTTCCTATAGTGTTCATAAAATATTCTTTATTATCAAATAATTCCTGTGCTTGTTCTTCATTTTCGCATTCCACAAATGCTACACCTTAATATTTTATTTTGTAATACATTTAATCTCCTCCTAGCAATTCGGGATTATCATGGATATTGCCGACAATTTCTGATTTTGCAATCCAAATGTGAAGTTCTCTGCTAAATTGCCCGTCTCTCTGTAAAAATTTGCTGTGTTCATTATCCCATTCAACAGAATAAATTCCCGATCTGAATTTTAAAATATCCCCCTCAAAAATCTTCGCGTCGTTCTTATCTGTTAATCCAGTAAATTGTCCTACTGTTTCGGGCATGACTATATACGGATATATAAAATTTCTTTTAGTTATTGTTATTGCGTTTTTTAAACGACCTAAATCACCGTAAACCCATTCATCATCTGTTTTCCCCCTGAACAATATCTCTCTATTCATATTTCAATACCTCCTCTTCATTCACCAGATTTCTTCCACACTTTGGACAAAAATTAAATTGTTCTTCTTGGGGAATGGTTGAATAACCTCCTCTGAAACATATAGTCGGTTGGTCATTTTGTCCTTTACAAATTTTGATTTGAGTAAAGTCATATTTGTAACATAACTCGCAGCCTTTGTCCCTTTCCAGCTTTTCTTCCATAACCGTTATAGCCACGTCAATCGCCTTAATATCATAAGCAAACACGGAATCAGGCTCATCATTTTTAGCAAAACCTTCACGGTCACGCTTTAAGTCATTTAATTGTTCTATGGCTTCTTTAACCGTCATTTTTATCTCATTCATGGCGTCCTCCTTTTAATTTTTTCTTCTGCCTTTGTGTAAAACTTGCGTCACCTGTCATAATACCTATTACCTCGCATGCCAATACGGCGATATCTTCCGCATTGTCTGATTTTTCAATATCATTAATCAGCGTTCCTGCCTTGCGGACATTATCCTGATACGATTTGTATACCGAACACCATTGTTTATAGGCTGATATAGTTTCTTTATAATCACTATAAATTTTTGCTTTACGATTTGCTGCAACTTCTTTAGGAAGATTGCCATACTTGTATTCAGCATAAATAATCCTCAATCGGTCGAAATATCTGTATGCCGCAGGTGGAAATTCTGAAATATCTATTGTCACATCATAAGCCATTTTCTCAAGCTTTTTAAAATCTTCCGGATTATTAAAATCAAATTTCAGTTTTGATTGTATTTTATAAGGATTCATATTTTTCTCCATCGGAGGGTTATGGAGAGTTTGGACGGTATTCTATATTCTTTTTATTTTTTTTTTTCTATGTAAAGGAATAAGAAAAACCCTCTAACCCTCCTATACCCTCCGTTATCCTATTGAAACAGAATATGATTGTTTTTCGGAAATTGTAATGCCTTTGTAGTACACGCACCCTCCTTTTCCTTTGAACTTTTCAAAACGTTTTGATAATTCAGCGCCGAACTTCGTGCTGCTCATACGATATTCATTATTTTCACTAGCCCATTCTGAATATGCCGCATAAATTACACTTGCTCTGACTTCTCCCTCCGTTATGCAACAAGCATCCGTGAATGCGGAAATTACATCCATTTCATGGCGGTAATCATCAACAGCATCTTTCATAACCTTTGGCATATCCAGTCCTTCCGATTGCCATAATCTAAACCCCTCTGCCATCCATGACAAGATCGAAGGCAATTCGGCTTTTAACTTGTATTTTAGATTTTTATCAACCTTTTCTTTAGGGATAGAAACAGTAAACGGAATAATATGGATTCTCCGCCATATACCAGTATCAGTTCCCCGAATGATTGGTTTATGATTTGTTGCCATCCATAATTTAAATTCAGGCTTAAATTCAAATTCATCACCATACAGTTTTCTTGCAGTAACAATATCATCACCTGTAAGCTGTTTCAAAAGCCCCTCATTAATCCTCATTCCTTCGTTAGGTTCCACTGAGGTAACTAGTCTTGCGCCCTTAAGACGTGCAATATCACTGTTTGCACTGCTGCCTGAAGGCTTGACCATAATAGTTTCAGGTTGAATGTTGGTAGCATAATCTCCCATAATGTAACGAATAATTTCAAGAAATGTAGATTTGCCGTTTCTTCCTGTACCGTAAAGAAAAAATACGCACTGCTCTGACGTCAGACCGCTCAGGCTGTATCCGGACGCTTTTTGGATATATCGAATAAGTTCACGGTCGTTATTAAAAATATCATTAAGAAAATTCAACCATAATACAGGTTCACCTACATTATCATTAAAAGGGACGTTAAGCATTTTTGTCATAAACCTTTCTGCATTGTGAGAAATAAGCTGTCCTTTAGCAAGGTCAATAATTCCATTTTTACAGTTAACAAGCATTTTGTCAGTATCCATATTTTTCGGCAAAATCGGTACATGATGTTCCAATTCCTTAATCATTGCTTTTTTAGCATTATTTGAACGTGTTTTTTTAAGATGTTTTTTAAAGTCATCATAATACATACCACCTTCATGTTCTACCCAAAGAGTATTTTCATTTTTCATAATTTCAAGAGCAGCGTCCACAACACGATATATCTCACCTATATTGTCATAGTTCCATTTACCGTCACGATAATACAGCCACCGTTTGTCAACATAGCTATATTTAAGACAGTAACCGTAATTATCAAAGATCCGTTCTGCATTTCCTGTATCGTCAAAAGAATAAAGCTTTTTCTTTTTTGATTGTTTAGAACCTACAGATATACTGTAAGTACTTGAGTTCTGAGGTGAATAGATATCCTGACAAGTAGAAACAGCTTTTTGAAGAGTCAGCATACCATATGTACTGCCGGACTGCTTTCTATCCCATTTACTTCGCATAAGCCCTGAGCTGCGATAAATGCTGTCCATAAGCTCAACATCTCTGCCGCACCAAAACGCAAGCATATTACAAAAAGCCATGTCTGCTTCCGATTGTGAAGCATAACCTGATATATCACCCTTGTACAACGCTTCGAACTTAGAACCATTCTGAGAGTTTCGCGCTTTTTCAATTATTTCATTTGCTGAAAGACTAAGATTTTGCCCACCCGGGGTGACAAAATCAATTTTCCCGTTCGAATTGGTATTATTTTTGCCTTTCATAAGATATTTGTCATGAAGTGGTTTTACTGCCTCTGTACCATCTGAAATATTGATAAATTCAGAGCAGTAATCACCGGTCATAACAAAAAATCGACCGCTGTCGTACATCTCAAATTTACCTGACCGTCTCCTCCCTTCAGGTAGACGGCCGCGGCAAATTATATGTATGCCGGTTTTTGATTGTGAAAATTCCGTATAGCTTTGCAGGGTATTTACAAATTCTGCAATTACATTGTTTGTACCTCCGTTAAGAAAATCGGCAAGAGCTTCGGGCATGTCATCTAAATCCACTCCGAAATAACCGCTCTTATCAAACATGAATCCAATACCGGCAAAGTCGGACGATACCCGAACAGCAGTTTCAAAATCTGCCCATGTATCAGGATTATTACTTTGTGCCTGACCACCTGTAAATGGATTGATCGGTTTTTTACTAATACCGCTATGTGCTTTTGGATCAGGTTCTGCCTTCCAGCAAACCCAATTTCTTAATCTTTTTAACTCTTCCGGTATAAATTCGTACATTTGTCCTCCTTAAAACGGAACTTCTCCGTCACTAACAATTTCTTCAAAATCATCCAAATTGCCAAGAGAAAGATTCTCCGGCTGTTTAGGCATATCTGCTGCAAAACTTTCATTAGGCGGAGCAGCTACAGTATCAGTTGTAACTTGTTTCTTTTCTTTAAAAACGTGCTTACAGTCAGGATATTCAGAAGCATTGACATATTTAACATTTTCCTGCTGCTGTCCGTTCCACTCTCGGTGCTCAAGAGTAACTTTTATAGGACGGTGCATAAGATCCTTACACAAATCCATTACGGATTCGTAAGCTTTCCCATTTGGCAGTTTTGCGGATTTTGCCAACCTCATGATCTGATTAAAAATATATCCCTGAACTTGTTTATCTGCATCTGTGGGTTCTTTTTTCTTCCAAAGAGTATAAAAAATATATCTGTCCTTAAATTTCTGCTCAATATCATTTCTTACAACAAGTGAAAGATTTAAACCTGTTGAGCCCTTTTTTGTGGTACGTTCCTCAATATTACGTATAATTACTTCGTAGTCTCCTTCAGGAAGTATTCCATAATCGTCATTTACATTTTCATAATTAGTTGAAAATCCCATTTTTTATCCTCCATTTACTAATTTAATTGCATCTTCCACGCTTCTGCAAATTCCTGCAATTGCGCCGGTTTCTTTCATTTGTTTTATAAAGGTTTTCTGTTCATTAGTTGCCTTGCCGGACTTTGTTTTTACTTCTATGTAAACAGCTCTGCCGTCAGATTTGCGGTGACCATTTAAATCAGAATATCCTTTAGGGACTCCGGTACTTAAATAGCTTCCGTTTTTAGTCCATCCCGACCCAACATTTGTGCGGAAAATCACACAGCTGTCAGCAAGTGCCAAACGTATGGCATTTTGTATAGCGTGTTCTTCAGTCATGCTATCATTCCTCTCTGTTTTGCTTGATAATACGCCCATCCGCTTTTATAGCCATGACTTTTAGCATATTCCAGCAGTTCCCCGTACGAATTACACTCTTCAGGTGTTTTATAATTCAATACAAATCCCTCAATTTTTGTAAGCTCTGCTTGTTCTTGTTCTATTTCCGCTGCTTCTTTTTGTGGGAAAAGATACCCACATTCAGGACATATATTTACAGAATTTCCATCTTTATCAAATGGACTGAAAACTGCAAAGCATTCGGGGCATTCCTTAATTTTTATTTCTTCAGAAGCAGCAGCTTTACTTTTATTTTTCTTTCTGCCCTCAAGAGTCCATGTGCGGTCTGCATCAGGCATGCCAAACCGTGCGTAATTTCCTACATGATCAATAATTACAGCCCGCTTTCCTTTGCGATATCTCATACACCTCATGGACTGCTGAATATACAAAGTTAGGCTCTGGGTCGGGCGAAGCAATATCGCACATTCACAATCGGGAACATCAAAACCCTCACTGATTAAATCAACGTTGCACAATACATCAATTGCTCCTCTGCGGAAATCCTCTATAATACGTTCACGTTCTATTTTAGGCGTACTGCCATCAATATGTGCGGCTTCAATACCAGCCATATTAAACTGCATTGCTGTTTCCATAGAATGACGCACTGAAGTACAATAACATACTGCTTGCCTTCCTTTTGCGAGCTGATTATAATATTTGATAACATCGCCGAAAATAGCCTTTCTAAGCATCAGATTTTCAACAGATGAAATATCATAATCTCCTTTTTTAATACTGATTCCGGTAAGATCAACCAATGATGGAGCATAATAATCATACGGTGACAGGCAATTATTTTCTATCAGCCATTTGGCCGATACCCCTATGATCAATTCATCATTGACATCACTTAGCCCTGAACCATCAAGCCGGACAGGCGTTGCAGTAATTCCGGCTCGATAAGCATTAGGAAAGGCTTCATAAACTTTTTTGTAGGTAGATGCTTTGCTGTGGTGATTTTCGTCCGTAATAATCAGAGACGGCGGCGGCAATTTGCTTATACGCCGTGCAGCAGTTTGCACCATCATAACAGTACAACGGAGCATGTCAACACCCCACCGCCTGAATGTATTTTCAATCTGTTCGCAAAGTTCCTTACGGTGCACTATGAACAGTACACGGTTTTTATTATCCGTTGCACGCTTTGCAATTTCTGCCGCTATTATAGATTTACCGCCTCCGCATGGAAGTACTATACAGGGCGCTTTTTTTCCGGAAATCCAGCTTTTACGAAGTTTGTTTATCAGTTCCTCCTGATACGGTCTTAGCGGCATTATTTTCAGCCTCCTTCTTATGCTTGTTTATTTCCTTTGCCATGCAGTTCCAACATAACTTTCGACCATAATTTTTTAGTGTACCTTCTGCTATTTCGTGAATACTTCGTCCTTGTGTGGATTTAATAAGCCGACCGCAATCTGTACAGCGTTCCGGTTCAACACCGTTATCAAGCCATTCTTTCAAAGATTTTCCTAATTCGGGAGTAATTACTCCACTCCATGAATCTAAAAATGTTGTATCTTTGGCAGCACATGCAGTATGATTTCTTGCGATATTAAGCACGATATCAAATTCATATTCAGTGTTTTCACGCTGAACAGGTGCAAGCCCTATTTTTACCGGCACAGTTTTCCCTCTTTCGTTCTGTTCCATAGCGTAAGCCATTTTAGTTCTCATTGTAACTATGGTGTGACAGTTTGCAGAAAGGAGCGCATTGACAAGATTGTTTTGGATTTTTCCGGCTTCATCCCATGCTGAAAAGCTGTTTTTATTCGACTGTGTTCTTTCAATTGAAGATTTTATATCAAGAACTCCGCCTTCATTATCCCATGCATGTGAAAAACTATCGATTATTACAACACCATCACCACCGACAGTTTCAGCACCCTCCGAAACCATTTGCTTATACTTGTCAGGAGAATATGGCGCAGACATTTCCTGATAAAGAAATGTTCCTGTTTCAAAATCCGAACGGTTTGCATAAAATTTTGCTCTGCCGTGTTCGGTGTCAATAAGAGCAATTTTTCCCCAATCTCCGGTTATACCATAGGCCATAAGTAATGCCGACAATGTTTTCCCTGCACCGCTTGGACCTGCAAGTGCAAGTCTTAATTTACTCTTCTCTCTTGTAACCTGTGTAAAAGCCATTAGAACTCCTCCTTAACTTATTATTACAGACTGACCTGCTTCAAGACGTGCGCCGTCAAATGTCTCACCGGATTTTATCAGTTTTTTAATTTCCGATTTTTTGATTTCGGGTAAACTATATTTAAGAAGATCATCACGCCCATGGTCTTGAAACATATTTATAAATTCTATTTCATCATCAATTTTAAGTCCGGCAGCATTATTTCTGATCGTAATTTTTGCCCTTGGCATATCAATTTTTTTAACACCTATTGCTTGCATGCAATTCATCAGATATATTTTAAGACGCTCAATACGCTTATTTCTACTGTCACGTCTTTCCCTGAGTTTTTTCGTTTCTGTGTCAATAACCTCGACTTCTGCTTTCAGGCATTTTATATATTGTGCAAGATTTTCTGCTTTCAAATCGAATTCTTCTTCAATGCCTGAAAGAGTATCAAACCAAGCTTCAAACATTTCTGCTTTTGCAGTTTCCGGATCTACAACATTTCCGTCATCATCGATCGGTTCACCTTTTTCATTCAATTCAAATTCATATTCACTTATTGAATCAAACTGATCAAACAGTGTTTCAAAATCTTGAGAAATATCAAATAATCTTGACATTTTTATACCTCCGTTTGTTTCATAATTTCTATAAGCTTCTGAGTTTTTTCTTTGCAGAAAGCTTTATCTTCTGATTTCTGTTTTTTTACAAAGTTAATTAGGCTTGTAAATGAATTATAAACCATACTGTAATATGCTTTAAAGGTTTCTTTCATATCGGGTACAGAAAACTGTTCCGTCTTTTCAGGCTGAGGCATTTCTGCAAGTTTTTTTTCGTAGTCCTCAGTAAGCTTGTCTATTTGTGCCTTGTAATTCTGATGCAGTTCTCGAGTCCGAAGTACCGTATCCTCCTGAAGCTCATTATATTTTTTTGCCCATTGATCATCGCAGGTTTTCATAGCTTTTTTAAGATTTTCAATTTCATGAGAATCCGATTCGGAAACTGCAACTTCAATAGGTCTGTTTTCAAGTTCTTCTATCTGTCTGCAAAGTTCATCACGCTGCCTGCTTAGACTATTAAACTCGTCCAATAAGCGTTTACGGTCGCCGTCTTTTTCGGCATTTTGAGTTTCAAGAGATTGTATGTAATCACTCTGTTCATTATTTTTCTCACGCAGTTCCTTGATTTCTTTGACTTTTTCTTCAAGTTCTCGTTTGGAAACAGATTCGAGATCGGTAGTTTGAGTAATTTCAGTGCGTTCTTCTTCTGAGAGAGTCGAAAGAAGATATAGTTTTGATACTCCAATTGACTCAAAATATTGACTTGGGTCAATATTTTCAAAAATCATAATATATTTGCGTGACATATCATAAGACATTCCTACTTCATTTTCACAATAATCTTTAAAATTCTGATACCCCAGTTCTTTATATAGCTTACCATCGCGCATTTCTTTCAATCCTTTGCACACTGTATATAAAGATATCTGTGCTACCTGAGCGTTCGCTATAATACTTCTATTTATATTTACAGCCTTTATGTAACTATCTGTAATTGTTGTAGCATCAAGCTGTCTGCCGTCTGCTGTAACTGCATATTCAGGTCTTATCATCTTATAACTCCTTTTCTCTTTAACACTTTTGACCTTTCCTCCTTGACATTTCCTTTATTTCATGCTATCATTTATTTGTTTAAATTTTTTTATTGCCTGTCCCTGTTGCCTCAGGGCGGGCGGTTTTTTTATACCTCAACAAACTCACCGTCTATCAGTTTATATAACGTATCTTCCTTAATTCGTTCGCCGTCCACAAATTCCGTTTTTACGCATTTTGGAATATAACGTTCCTTTTCCTCAGAATATTCCCATTCCGCCAGCGTGATCCAGCTGCCTTTTTTGGCTTTCACGACTGAATTGTGACCGGCGCAGCAGATAACGCAATCTTTTCCGCTGCTGCCTATCTGTGCAAAATCTCCACTACTGCCTATCTTTGCAGAATCTCCGCTGCTGCCTATCCGTGCAAAATCTCCGCTGCTGCCTATCTGCGCAGAATTTCCGCTGCTGCCTATCTTTGCAGAATCTCCGCTACTGCCTATCCGTGCAGAATCTCCACTACTGCCTATCTGTGCAAAATCTCCGCTACTGCCTATCTGTGCAAAATCTCCACTACTGCCTATCTTTGCAGAATCTCCGCTGCTGCCTATCCGTGCAAAATCTCCGCTGCTGCCTATCTGCGCAGAATATCCGCTACTGCCTATCTGCGCAGAATCTCCGCTACTGCCTATCTGTGCAAAATCTCCGCTGCTTATTTTATTATCAGCAATACATGTTGATGTTTTTTCTATAGCAAAATCAACACAGGCATTTATAAATTTTGATATTGACAGCTTTGCACCTATTTTCAGTTTTTTAGTGCAGTATTTTCTGTTATCATTAGTTTTTACTTCATCTAATGCTTCAACCTCTGCAAACTCATTGAAATCGCCATTATCATTTGTGAAACCATAATAATCCAATACATCAAACGGGTTTTCACAAAAATGCATTCCATAACTGTATATTTCTGCTTCTTCTTCCTCAAATACTGTATTTTCTGCGTACTGTTTGCCTCGGCATATCAGCCCCGGCTCAAATCCTTTATACCCTTTCATTTTTTATTCCTCTTTTCTTAAATAAATTTTTTAACTGCTCTGTCAACTCTCACTTGTTTTCCCATATTTGTCAACCATGGGCAAACTTCCCTCAGTGCGTTGTACTCTGCATCGCTAGGTATGTAATCTTGGTTACTACAACGTTTCGGTTGACCTAATATATCGAATGCAACACTTGTTTCCTCATACCCTGACCTCTTCTTCAGTTGCTTCATTTCTGTCCTCCTTGGTTTTGTAATTGAGAATTACTTTCTTCTGTATAATCTTCATCCGGCCATTTACCAATACAATCAACAACATTTTTATAATATTTTATTAGTCCCTGCTCCAATTGCTTATGCCGTATTTGCCTTTCGGAATCAGTAATATCTGCAAAATGAACCTCAACTATTGCATTTTCGCTTTCATATTTAATCATATTTATCACCTCTTTATATCCTACTCAGCACCACTTGTACTTGTTTCCTAATTAAGATAATTTACTTTTTTAGAAAAGTACCTAACTGGCTGCATCAAAAATCTTAGAAAATAATTCACCTATGTACATTTTTAATTTCTCCTATAACGACTAAGTTTCGTTTTATTGACATATTTCACCAATTGAATTATAATAAAAATAATATATAGAAAAAGGTGGGGAAATAATAATGGTTTACTTTATTACATATGACCTTAATAACCCTGGTCAAAACTATGATGATGTAATTGATGCTATCAAAGAAGCTTCGACGGCTTGGTGTTCCTATTGGAAATCGTCGTACTTGATAAAAAGCAACTATTCAAGTGCGGACGATATTCAAGCAAAAATCAAGCCTTATCTTGATTCAAACAATAGATTATTAGTCATAGAAGTTGTAAATAATAAACAACGCTGGCTGAACAAAAAACAATGGGATTTTATTAATAATTCAATTTTTGGATAATGAATCTTCTTGGGATTGACTGTGTTCAAAAGGATAGCCACTACTATCACACGGAACGAATGATGATTTAGAATCTTGCTGACCTTGTAATGCAACTATAAGGTCGGCTATTTCTTTAGGTTCTGTTTCAATGGTTATTTTCATATCTTTCACCTCCTATGCTGATTTGGTTTCTATTGCAAAAACATTCGTATTATGATAAAATTAAATATAATAAAATTGAAAGCAGGGATTTAAAATGGATACGCCAACCTTAATTGTAACAATTACTTCACAAATTCTTTCGTTTTCTTTTGCGATAATAGTATTTGTTCTAGGTGTAAATCAGAATACTCGTAACAGTAAAAATGAAGTTTATAAAGAACGCATTGAACACTAAATGGAACACGAAAGCCAAAAAAATAGTGATGTCTATAATTGCCGATAAACTTCATGTAAATCCACTATGGCTAATGGGTTATGATGTAAATAAAGATGCCGTTTATTTAAAAAAAGAAGAATTTTACCTTAATAACCATGATCAATTGGTTATTAATGCATACCGCAATCACCCCGAAATGCAACCAGCGGTTGATACACTGTTAGGTATTGAAAAAGATAAGTCAGAATTAATCGAAGTTCAGGTAGCTGCACGTTCAAAAGACGGAAAAATCAAACCACATACTGAATATATAACAAAAGAAGAAAATGAAGCGGAAGATGCTTTGTTACAAGATGCTGATGAAAGTTTATAAAAAATAAGGTAAAAATGAAATATGGTACTTATACTAATACACGAAATTCAGCATGGCAGTGTTTAATCGATTGCAATATATCCGAACTACCAATTAAGCCAGTCAAAATTGCAAAGTTATATAATTTACAATGTAAAAAGGCTGATAATAAGGTTCTTCATGGTGATGCAGGTAAAATAAAAAAATTAATGGTGTTGCAACAATTATATTTAATTCAGAAAATATACCTCAAAGGCAACGTTACACTATCATGCACGAATTAGGTCATTTTGTACTCGGACATTTGGGCAATGAACCCCTGTCATGTTCGGAAAGCGATTGCCGTCCAGAAGAAGAACAAGCAGCCGATAAATTTGCTATTAATATGCTTGCTCCTGCCTGTGTGCTCTGGGACTTAAACTTACACACTCATGAAGAAATTGCAAAAGTTTGTGATATATCAATGCAAGCTGCAACATACAGAGCCGAAAGAATGAATCATCATTTCTGTAACAAATTGATTTAATGCCGTTTTTACTAAAGGTTTAAATTTTTCAATAACGCTAGAATTTTTTTGACCGCAATAAACATTTGACAAAAAATATCTTGATAAAATTAAAACTGAACTTGAAAACAATGACGTTGAAATAGACCCAAACCAAGAAATTGAAATATCAGATAATAAAGAAGAACCAGAAAAAATTCGCGTTTCCAAAATAATAACTACAGAAGAAGACTTGAAGCATTTTTTATCGTAAAAAACATACTAAAAGATATTGTACCGATTACATATATTTTTTATAAAGATAACGAAAGATATATGGCGATTCTTTATAAAAATAAAACAACAAAATGGATATGTAGACTTTATTGGAGGATTAATTATAAATCAAACTGAAATCAACAACACGGAAATTACAGAAGATGAATAGTAAATTTCCTCTCTGATTAACCTAAGAATTATGTTGTGATTACCAACTACAAAAATCCTAAAGTTAAATACAGTGATCCTCCTCCCCGACTTGGTCGGGGGAATTTTTTATATTCTAAGTTGAAAAACAGGAGAATAATGATTGACATATTTTAATATATAATATATAATTATAGGTGAAAGGAGTTGTTTTATATGAGTACTAGAGAATATGTAAACCATATCCTTGACGGATTAAGTGAAGAACAGTTGCAAGGATTAGCAATGCTTCTAAACGGCTTTAGTAATTCTAGTGATATACCTAATAATGAAACTCTAACAGTTATGAACGATGTTAATAATAACAAAAATCTTAGCAGGGAATTCCATTCAGTTGCTGAACTAATGGAGGATTTAAATGCTGACGATTAG